ATTAGGAATGTCTTTATTTAAAAATAAACACAATTTATCCCATTTATCATCTCCATCACGCGTAGCAAACAATGACAGTACATCATCAGAATTAACTTCAATCTGTAACACATCATCCAGCAGTTTGATGCCAAGCTCTACAAGCAAAACTTTATCGCGTGGCTTGGTCAGCTTATCAGACAGCTTTATCTGCACACCTTCAAGCGCAGACTGCATGGCTTTTATACCTCCCTCTGTGGTATTATCCATTATAGCGGCCATCCCTCTTGCTGCGCCCGCTGATTCCTGATATTTTTTTGTTAAACCTGCAACCTCTGTTTGTGTTTCAGCTAAAATCTGTGCAACTGTCGCCCCTCTCGTGCCAAACATATCCATTGCGGTTGCATTTGCGCTTGTCGCTTCATTTACTTTTGCAAGTGCCTGGTCAAGGGTTATGCCCTCCTTTGCAACCATAAGAAAAGCGTTTCTTAGTGCGGTTCCTGCCGTACTTGCATCAACGCCTCTATCAACCAATACAGATAGCATTGCGGTTGTTTGTTCTAAACTGAATCCCGCGCTTTTTGCAACCGGTGCCAATGTCCCCATAGCGGTTTCAAACTTGGATAAATCTAAGGCGGAACTTGAAAATGATTTAGCCATTACATCAGTTACCCTAAGCATTTCCGAAGCATCTAAGCCGAATCCGCGCAAAGTTGAACCTGCAACCGTCGCTGACTTTGCCAAATCTTCGCCTGTAGCAAGTGCTAAGTCTAATGTCGCGCCTGTTATTTTCTGAATTTCATCTGTTGAAAACCCTAATTTAGCATAATTCAACTGCAACTCAGCGACCTCAGATGCTGTGAACCTTGTACTTGCTCCTAAATCTAATGCTGTTTTTTCAAGTTCCCGAAATTGGCTATCTGTTGCCCCTGAAATAGCTTTAACCTTTGCCATTGATTGCTCAAATGTAGCAAATGTATTAACAGCAATAGCCCCAAATGCAGCTATTGGCGCGGTCAAACCTAAAGATAACCCCGCCCCTACCTCCTTAAATTCCTTCCCTACTTTTTGCAGCTTGCGTGTAACATTCTGCATTTGAGTTGAAAACTCTTTTAAGTTTACCGCAAATTTTACATTTATTGTACTGAGGGCCATTTTTCCGGAAATTTAGTTTTCATTATTTCATGCTTTTCAAGGGTAATTTTGCCCTCCTCAATCTCATCGGGAAACCTGAACAAATCAATGGGCCTTATTTTTTTGCCTTTTGAAACGTGAACATTTAATAACATTGCTGTTTGCCACCTTGTTCTTTCCCATTCGCCGCGCTCCTTTAATTCAACCATTGCAGCAAATCCTTTGCTTTTATTGGCAAAAGTCCGGGGTGTCATTTCGTAAAATTCCGCCTCGGACATCCCTAATTTCCCTAATGCGATTTCTTCTAAATAGTCGAAGGTAAGGGGCTTCTCACCCCCTCCGCGTTTGGGCTCCCTTCTTTTACCGGCTCCATAAAGCCTGATAAATCTTTTTGGAAGGCTTCCATCAGCTTGGGTATATCAGGTAAATCAATATTATCTTTCAAATCTTCTAAAGTAAATTCAATTTTTTTGCCATCCCTTTTCGCGCCAGCTTTGATTGCCTCAAAAATCAAAACAGCAATATGGGAGAGTTTCATCTCCTCCCCCAATGATTGCAATTCAATTCCTGTTTGTTGCGAAAAATTCGTTAAGGCTGTAAAATTAAACCTAAGATTAAATTCGCCTAATCCTTCAATTTTTATCATAAATTAAGGGGTTACGGTTGTTTCAGATAGTGCCCCGCTTCCTGTAATTGATACTGAGAATGATTGATTATCCTCTAACGGCGCGGACTGGCTCAGGTTTGATAAATAAGCCGTTCCGCCGTATTGCTTATCACCGGAAACCTGGGAACTAATCAATACCGCAAAAGAGGTTCTGTTGTTGATGTGTGCAAATAACTCATCAAAACCAAATGCAGCATTTTCGGCGAATAAACCCTCCGCGCTGCAACTCCATGACCTCATGGCCGGTAAATTTGCAGTCCATCCGCCTGAATCCTTCGTACTGGCATCCCTGAGCGCCTGCTCAATTGATAAGTCGTTGCTTGTTAAGTGGGCTATTTTTACCCCGCCAACGTAAACCGCAATTAGGGTTCCGTTATTGATTCCTGAACTTGCCATAATTTTATATTAGTTTTTTTAGTTTTAATTCCTTTTTTAATTCGTGTGTAACCTCTAATTTTTGCCCGGCTTTCCAATTTAGATAATTGGCCTTTAAAGTAACGGTCAACGAAAAATCCTCTTTAACCACTTTTTCACCATGCTCATTTTCAGTTACTATTTTTTTAGTCATGCTTTGCAAATTTGTTTTTTAAATTTGTTTTTTAATGTTAATTTCTTTGCAATTTTAGCCACGGTGCATTCTTACGAAATAATCCTGAGCAACTCCGTAAATATCGGCATCGTCCTCAAATAAATTATTTTCCTGGTCAAAGTGGATATGTTGAATTTTGGAATCCAATGTTTGCGATTCCTTCCAATCCAATGCAGCCCGAACTAACTCAGATAATTCCGACCCCTGTTTAAATGTTTCTGAAAAAATATTGACCTGAACCCTGAATGTATCTAAAATCGCCGGGCCATCTTTGAATTTTGCGGGAATCCTTGAAATAGTTTGATAGGTTATATAAGGGAATGATTTATTTTGCGGTGCTTTCAATGGAAATATATTTGTCCCCACAATTGCCGCAACTGGTCCCGATTGGCTTAGTAATTTATAAATTGCTTTTGGAACATTCATTGATTTGCTACTTTTGTTAAATATTTTGCTGTTGCTTTATTGATATTTTCTGCTGCCTGGTTTTTTGTTGCATCGTAGGCAGGTCGCATAAATGGTTTTGCAGAAACCGCCCCTGTAAACTTTCCTTTTTTAGTTTTCCTCGGCGCTGTTCCCAATTCCAATAAATGCGCGTGTGTGCCTTTTTTCTTTGCGCTTGCTCCCACCTGAACATTTGGATTAATTTTTGATTTTCCTGTAAATGTTGAAATAGATTTTTGAAGGTTCCCGGTTTTTTTATGATTTGCTAAATTAGCCTTTGCAGCTTCTAATGTTGGTTTTGCCCCTTGCCTTAATATCTTCAGCAATTCCGAACGCTTTAATTTATCCGGCAATTTCTGCAATTCAGCAATTAGCCTATCAACATTTTCAATTATAATAGCCATTTAAAATTTCTTTTCAGCTTTTATCTCCAACCCTTGCCGCCTCTGTATTTCAGCAATATGAAGTATATCGTAAATTTCACCATTAAATAAAATACGCATCTTTTCATTTATGCCCCTCCGGAATCTCAATTTAAAAGTTACTTCATTAATAGCTGTTTTTTTGTCGGCCTCATAAGGTTCTTTTCCCCCCTTATAATCAATATTTGCCCACGCATGAAAACAATCCACCCATGTATTAATCTCTTCGCCTGTTAGTTCCTTTGAAGGTTCCGACATTTGAAAGGTCAATCTCTTATCTAATTTCCCGGCTATCATTTAAAACTAAATACTCTGTAAGGGTTTAATAACCATTTTGCGCCCATCGGGACCTGATACATTTGAACCATTCCAACATCTTCGCGGTGCTCAAACAAATGCCCTATTATCATTAAAATTGCATGCTTTATAGCCTGGTTTACTTCCGAAACATCGGATTTGCCAGCCTTAAATTTAATCGTAACCGGGTGCAATGTTTGAGTTTTAACGGTCGGAATATCATTGAAAAGAATCCTTGCCGGCTCGCTTACAATATCAACTGAATATTTTGAAGGGGATAAAATTTGATTATCCCCATTTGAATCTAAATAGTTTATTTCTGTTATTTCACTAACCCCACCTTTTTCAATCCTCAGAATATGGCAGAAATTATCAACCTTAGCCTCAAATTCCTGTTCCATTATTGCGCTCCATAAATATTGCTCTGCCGCCTGAGTTGCAGCCTGAATGGTCGATAAAATTAAATTGTTTTCTTCATCCCATTCTACCCTTAAATGGTCTTTTGCCTCTTGCAAGGAAACAGGGCTTTCAGTAGCCGGTGTAATTAGTTTAAATACCATTATTTTTTTCTTTTTTCTGCTTTGCTATTGTCAATTACGGCCTTTTCAGGCTCCTCATGTAATATTATTACAAAACCATCTTCGCTTAATACTTCGGCCTGTGTTTTAGGCAAATAGGCAATTTCCCCGGCTGCATAAGCCAGCCCTATTTGAACCCCGCCTTTTGTAAACTGTACTTTTATCATAAAGGTTAAAAAAAAAGGGAAGGGAATTTTTGAACCCCTCCCCTTTATTAGTTAATAAATATTTAATTAGGATGCTGTAATATCCAACATTGCTGCAAATGATTCTGGCCTTCTAACAACAGCTTCCCAGAATGAATTAATGGCAATTTCAATTTGCGCTTTCTTCTTCGCTGTGTAAGGGTCAACCACAATATCCAATCCGCCCCATTGGCCAATCATAAGGTCATCCCAGTTTCCGAATATAAGCGCGCTTAAATTTGAGGTAACTGTTTTAACCAAATCGGAAGGAACCTGAGTAGTTACCCCTGCCCTGTAACCGTTCAATGGTGTTGCACCATCTTGCCACAAAAATTGGGCTGTGTTGGATGCTTTTTCTACTGTTTTGGCTTGTGCCCTTACTTTTGGATTTGTTAAATATCCAAGTGAACCGAAATCAGCGTTATCAATTGCAACTTCTTTTTCAAGTGCTACAACTTGCGCCCATGATAGGTTTGAACCTGAGGCACCTCCCACAACTGACCCTATTCCAACGGTTCCTAAGATTCCCAGGATTCCGCCGCCACCGTTTCCGGAAATTGCAGCCTTATCAACTGCTGTGGTTATTGCTTTAATCAAATCCATGCGGATAAGATTTTCAACATCCAATGAAGATTGCAATAGCAACTGTTTTGAAATAGTTGTAATTGCACCTAACCTATGCGGAGTCATTGGAACTTTATCAAATGCCATTGAGGTATCTGCATTGTCATCGATTTCACCCTCCCAAGTTGCAACCGTGGCGGTCCCGTTGATATTGTCAATATTGCCTGTCAACCCGGTCATTAATTGAGCGCCCATTTCAAGTACCATTGAACGGCCTCTTAATGGCTCGATAAATCCTTGTTTGAAAGTGGGAACTGTAATGCCACCTTTTGCCGAATCCGTTACCTGGTGATCACGTTTTTGAGGGGCAAAGATTAAGGAAGGAATCCCGAAACCAACAATTTCTTTCCCGAATTGGCGGGCTTCTTTTTCGGCTTCCTGGTGCATTTCTGCCTCAACGCCTGTTAAACTACCATTCACGGCTTCGCGCATGAATTTTACAAGGGAAAAGTCTTTTTCCTCTTTGGTTTCTTTGCTTCCTGAGGTCCCGCTTGCGCCGGCTAATCTGGCCTGTAATTGCTCATGCTTTTCAGCACGTGTAATTTCAGAATCCATACTTTCAATTTCAGAAACTAAATTATCATATTTAGTAGTTTCATCAGCCGAAAGGTCGCGCTTTTCGGTTTCGGCCTGCTTTACAAGGCCGCTGGCTTCTAACCATTTGGCGGCTCTTTCTTCTTTTAAAACTTTTAGTGTTTTCATTTTTATTAATTTTTGTTTACAATTTTATTTTTATTTTAACTTTAATAATGTTAATTTCTTTGCATAAATTGAAGAAATTTGTTTTGGCTCCTGCTTATTGTGTTGTTCAAATGACCTACGGGCTACATCTGTGGCGGGATATGCCGGGTGTGTAACCGGTGAAACATCAACCAACCTTTTAATTTTTAAAATAGTCCTTATTTCCCCTGCCTCATCATCTTTTTCCCATTTATCCTCATCGACATAGAACGCAAAGGAACTGGCGGAAATGTTGCCATTCCTGACATCCTCCAATAAATCATTTCCGGCTGTGGTGTTTGGGGCTTCAAAAGTATATTTCAAGCCTTTTTTATCAACCGTTAGGGTCAATGTTTTTGCACTTGTACGGGCTAAAATGAAGTTATTATCGTGGTTTCTCAATGCAACTACATCGCCGAAATCAGTATTTTTAAAGGCTTCCGGGTCTATTTTCTCCCTAAAAAACCCTAAATTATGAGATAATGAATTGAAAACTGCTGCATACCCTGAAATGGTACGGCTTTCATTGCCATCCTCGCGGGTTTCAATCTGCACCCCCTCTGTTAAATATCTTTTTTCTATATTATTGTCCATTTTGAGTTAAATTATTATTATCAGTTGTTGAACCTGGTCCGCCGTTTGTTTTACCTTCAAAGAATTTATCTACCAAATCGGAAGGGATTAAATTTGCAGGGACATATTTACGGTCACCCTCAGGTCCTATTGTGTTCATATCCTCTAATTCAAGGATATTATTTTGCGAAAATGCGCCAATATTGAAC